TGGCCGGAACCGTCCGCGTCTTGGCGGCTTTGCTCATCGGCCCTGAAATGATGCCTGGCCTGCGTATTGCGCTAGGTGGCGGTTCAGGCATCCCGAGCGCTGCATAATCGATCTCTGGGACGGTCGTTGATCTGCAGTTATGAGTTAAAATGGAGTCAGCACAGTAAGTGCCGCTCTCTGTCTCAAAGTTGTAGACATGCCCGCTAAATGGTTCCCGGCCAATCCAGCAGACCTCGACCTGATTGTATCCCTGTTCGATGATGGTGTCGGCGTTCACGGCATCGCGAATCGATTCGGCATCTCGCCACGTCCCATTGAGCGGATCATCTTGGAATCCGGTCGCAAGCTGAGAAACAGGAGTGAACAGCAGTTCGCCCGCATGTCTCGCGCCAGTGCAGCTGAACGCAAAGCCCTTGCCTCCGCTGCCAACATTGCAAAGCGCGGACTGCCCAACAGTGACGAAACTTTGTGCCGCATGGCTGCTGCCCGTTGCCGCAAAGTCGGACCGCTTGAATCTAAAGTTCAGCAATGTCTTGAGAAGTCTGGGATTGACTGCGAGAAGCAGTTCCCCGTCGGCAAGTACAACTGCGATTTGCTCTGCACTCTGGGGGCTAGACGTGTCGCCGTGGAAGTCTGGGGCGGAGGTTGGCACTTTTACGGCGAACACCGTCGCAGATTCACTAAACGCACGGAATACATCCTCAGCAGTGGTTACGACATGGTGTTTCTGGTCATTCACAATAATTTCAGGTGGAATGACATTGCTCGCAAAAACCTTGTCGCCAACATGTACGAGATTGGCAGGCTTCCATCCAGCACTTGTCAGTACAGGATGGTTTGGGGTGACTCTGAGAACTTGACCATTGGTGGTCTTGATGACATAGAGAAAGCCTTGATAGCTCCGACGGTAAACCGCCGCGATGCTGCCACTGGTCGTTACGTGAGCGTCCCCAGGTAAGCAGTTGAAATGTTGCGGGGGTGTTGGCCCCTTTCCGTAGTCAAACACCTGCTGATCTAATGCCCTGCAGCGTGCGGAGGTTCGTGAATCCAGCGTCGCAACGTATTTATATTTCTCTGTGATCTCAGCGTTGGCCTTGTAGGTGGCCTGGCTGATCGCATTGGCCACTTGATTGACGCTCGTCCGCACCAGCGCGTTGACCTGATGGTTGGCTACTGCTGTGAGCTGGCCCCCTGCCTGCGCTAGTTGCCGAACCGATAGCGGCCCAAAATCAGCAAACTTCAAACGGCCCTTTAGGCGCCTTGCCATTTGTGGCCCTGAATCACCTGCCAAGAATCCAGACTGGACCGTTTTGGTGAACAGCTCAGCTTGAGATTCAGCGATTCCCCTGAAGGCTTTTGATACGGTCGAGCCATTAGGCAACGTGATTTGAGCGCCCTGCGTTGCCGTCAGCCTGAAGGTTGCCGGTGATGGCCCTACTGCTTCCAGCAGGTCATCAGACAGAACATTTAGGCCGATCTCAATCGGATCTGTCATTACGACAGCACGGGCAAAGGCTGGATCGATCTGCAACGCTCTGACCTGATCGATCATCCGTTCTGGCACCATCTCCAGCAGCTGCGCCCGGATGAATTGCTCCTCAAATGTGGCTAGGCCCTGCAGCTCCCCGGCCAGCAATGCCGAGCTTTCGCCGGCCCAGTTATCGAGGCTTGCCCGTAGCTGCCGGATGATCTCCCTGAGTCTGGTTTGACGGTCAAAGGCTCGCTCATCTTCGACCAGGATCTGCAGTTCTGCGACAGCCTGCAGGATCAGGCGGTTGTAAGCGATCGCAATTTGCTTTGCCTCAGCATTGCTGAACCTGTTCAGATCAACAGCATGCCGATAGAACTCAGACGGGGTGCTCATTCCTGCAGGCCACCGGCAGCCGTCGCCTCAAGCTCCTCCTCAAGGTCAAAGTCATCACCAAGCACTTCCCCTGCCTCAAGCTGGGCCAACAGAGTGGATTGCGTGATGGTGCCGGCCAGATAGAGCTCAAGCAGCGCTTTGATCTCGCCAGGGTCCATACGGGAACCCATGAAATCACGGTTGATCAATGCGCTGCCGGGTGATGCGTCGTTTAGGTAGGCAGCATGAAACCGCAGGCAATTGTCAATCATGTCCTGCATGTTTTGGGCAATCACCATCATCGTTGAGTCGCCTTGGCTGCGGTCGATCCTTTTTGACTCGGCTGTCTCGGCTGAGAGCTTCTGGCCCAGCACACTGGCTAGGCCCAGCTCATTGATCTGCTTTTCGATCTGATCCAGCCGCTGAAACAATGCATTAAAGCTGTTACCGGCTGGTTCTAGGTATTGCGCGGATGCGCCTTCGGGCAAGGCGAGCGCTTCATTTGGCCCCGCGCTGATCTCTTCTGCTGATTGCGGGAATCCGAAAATCGCCAGCATCGGAACTGCCGCCACATGCAAGATGTTGTCAAGATCTGATTGGACTTGATACGCCTTGATGTTTAGTTCACCGATGTCTTCCATCGGTGGCTTTGATTGCAAGTAATTAACGCGGTTGCTATATACAACTGAAAACGGTATTTCGCTAAGGCTTGTTTTGCCTTCTTCAAATAATGTGTAGTCTTTCTTCTCATCTTGCCTAAATAGCTCGTAATACCCTGGCGTCAATACTCTCACCTGACTGACTATTTTTTCGCCGTAGTCTCCATCAGGTTCTGTCACCTGCTCTTTCAATCTGAGCTGGATAAGTCGAGGCTTGCCGTCTTGCATTTCAGTGCGCCAGCCCAAGATGTCCCTTGGGGTGTAGGCGCACCAATACGGCCTGCCGTTACCGTCTGATGGTGCATCAACTAAAACGCCAGCATGGCCATAGCGGATCGCCTTACGGGCTGTTTCATACACCCAAGTGTTCAGGTCATTCCCCTGGCGATCAACGTCGAACAAGTCCTCACGGATGCCGTCGCTGATGTCGTTCAGCTTGACGGGCTTGCGCGTAAGCATCCCGGCCAGTAGCCGCTCCAGCCTGACGTAATACGGTTGCAGCGTGCTGCGGAGCAGCCTGTTTTGGTAGGCATCGTCTGTCTCTCGCGGCTCCTGCGGGAGATATTTACGGCCCTCCTTCCTGATGCCATAGGTGCCCGTCAGCAGGCATTCGATCAGCTCCCAGTGTGGTTCCTGATCGATCCATGCCTGATTCGGGTCATAGACATTCACGACCTTTGACGTTTTAGTTCTATTTCGTGCCGTTGATTGATAGCCCAATGCTGTAGCCGCCTTTTGCTAACAGTTTAGGCCGGCTGATCTTTGATAATTTTGGCACGGCCATTTGCATCAACTTTAATCAGCTGATGCTTTCGCGGTTCGCCGTGTTTCGGCTGCAGTAAGCGGCCCACAGCGGTAACGATGGGCCGTGTCATGCTGTTGCCTCTTCGCCTTCGCCTTCGCCGTCCTCGGCCAGCATTTCAGCTACGGCAAGCCCTGAGATGATGTCGTTTTTGGCTAGTTCCAACGCGCCGACAAGCTCGATCACGCTGAGCCCTTCAGTTTCTGCGATGAGGTCGTCGAGAGCGCTGAGAAATTCTTCCATGATGCTGGGGGTGGATTCGGCCCTAACTTAGCAAGAGGCATCAAAACAGCCATGAACGATCTAGACGTAAGCGCCACCGTGGCCAAAGCCGTATCAAGCCTGAGCCATGAGAGGAACCAATTAGCCGCAAAGCTAGGCGCGGGCATTTACGGCACTCTCTGTTACTTCTTCAAGGCCCGAGTCAGCCGCGATATTGGTTTTCATATCAAGGTTGAGGACGCGCTAAGCGAGGTGCTGGTTGCCAGCGACCTGGAGCACGCCAAGACCGACCGCCGCTATGGAGAGCGGTTACGAAACAGGTGGGTGGCAGCCCTGGATCTGCTCCACCACCGTGTGGGGTTCCGCTTCGCCTTCTGCCCTGATACCTACCCAGCCTGGGCCGTGCCCGAGGTGCTTCGCCAGACATCCCAAGACGTCTCAGGACGGGCACCGCATGGTGCTCTGGAACAGCTGCTGAAGGGCTACATCACTGTCTACTGGCCTGAGTTAAAGCCATGAACGATCTGGACGTAAGCCCCACTGCGGACGATTGCGTGAGGGTATGCCTGACAGAGGAAGGGATCACTAGCTGTTGCAACGTGTCATCTTGGCACCTAGTGGAGTCGCACCGTAAGCAGCTGCAGAATGCGAACGCAAAGAAA